TCAAAATAATATAGAAACAAGAACTCAAGAAAGAAAAGAACATAATTTTTTGCTTATTAGACCAGGAGAGAAGAAAGGAAAATATATTTTAATTATCCATGAAGGTGATTATGAATTTTCAATATTAGGTTGGTTTCCTTTTATAAATGATATGCCAGAACGACTAACTAACTTTGGTTACAATAACAGACCTGCGGTTTACAAAGTAGATATTAAAGAACTTTATAATATAAATGACCTCTAAAGTTGTAATTAATTATGTATAGTTTATTGACTATTTTTGTATTATGAGTATTAAAACACTATGAAAACAATTGGGAAAGAGTGGACAAAAAAAGAAGAAGGTGGAATGTTTACAGCTGACCACTTATCACCATCACAACTAAATAAAAATATAGATCAATGGTTTAACGATTATTGCGTTTTAACTGCTGCTCAAAGAAAAGCATTAATGAGCAATTTAAAAATGGATTTTGGCGGTTATGTTGGTCAAGCATTACAAGACATAATAGTTTACGATTTAACCATAGATGAAGTTATGAAAGGAAAAAAATGACCGATAGAATAATGCAAGACCTTGCAAAGCTACAAACAGAAAACAGAAAATACAAAGAACAAGTAAAAGGTTATGTTCAAAAGTTGTTAAGCAGAGATGAAGAAATAAAAGAATTAAAAAAACAAATAAGCGACAATGAACTAAAAGAAAAAATGGTTGCTAAAAATAAAAGCTATTTAGAATTAAAAGCTATTAAAGATGTTGAGCAAGTAAAGGAAAATATTAAATTACAGGAAGGAAAACATGAAACTAAGACCACAAACAGAAGAAAAAAGTAAAGGCGGAATGAAAGAAAGAAGGCAGATTTGCCTACAAAATGTTGGTAAAATTCCAACAGTAAATATTAAAGGAAAGAAATATTCTACAGTAAACGAAAGACATAAACATTTATTAGAGTATTTTCCAGAAGCTAGGTTTAATGAGGAAGTTTTATTCCATGATGCAGATAGAGTTATAATGAAAACTGAACTTTATATTTCTGATACTATTTATGCGGTAGGTCATGCAGAGGAGTTTAGAAATAGTTCATTTATAAATAAAACAAGTGCATTAGAAAATTGCTCCAGTAGTGCATTAGGAAGATGTTTAGCTGCCTTTGGTCTATCAGGATCTGAGTATGCTAGTGCAGAAGAATTAGTAAACGCTTTGAACAACCAAAATATAAATAGTCAAAGCACAACTAAAAAAGTTTCAATTGAGGATGAAATTAAAAGGCAAACAACTGAAACCAAGTTGACTGCTTTATATTCTAATTGGAAAAAGAATAACAATTCAGACGATAAAATTGAAAAGTTATTTGAACAACAACAAAAAAGCATTAAAACCAATGGAGGACAAAATGCAAAACAATGGTAGTGGTAAGCAGAAGGATTTCGTTTTATTTCCTTATGATGCCAACAATGAAAAAGCCATCAAAATTGATTTCTCAGGAAATGTAACTTTGGATAATGGTAATAAAGGAACGATACTTGGAGCTAAAGCATCATCTAAAGATGGTAAAACTAAATTTGTTAGAGTCTTTGCTCAAATAGGAGTTCTATTTAAAGGTGATGATAAGTTTACTGGTGAAATGAATTATCCAGATGCCGGTGGTCAAAAAGGTTTAATTGGTTGGTTAAACGATGAAGGTACTATCTTGTCAGGCTACAAGAATGAGTACAAACCAAAACAAGCTAAAACACAAAGTAAAGAAATACCCTTTTAATTAGTGAAGGTTATTTATTTAGTTTTAGTGATCTTTACAAGTAATGGGAATTTAAAGTATGAAAACATACCTTATCTTAGCTCCCAAAATCCTGTTACTTGTGAGGAGATTTTTAATAAAACTATTAAATATATTGATAATCCTAATTACAAAGAAGGTAATGGTGAGGTTTGGGTATTAGTTAAATATAAAGATCAAAATGTAATTGCACATTGGTGTAAAGATACTGAAGGAAACTATGTCAGATAATGTTAAGTTTATAAGTGAGATAGAAAGATTATTAAAAGAAAAACAAGATGATTATGGAGAGTTTGACCATACATCTTATATTATGTCAGGTATTTTAGAAAAATATTTATCAGTACATAACAATTGTGAGGTCAAAGTACCTTTAAAATTGTTTGGTATTTTTATGATTTTTTTAAAACTTTGGAGAGTTATGCAATCAGAAAACTATAAAAAAGATAGCTTTGACGACATAAATGGCTATGCAGAACTGTTAAGGAGGTTAGTTTTAAATGAACAAGATAGAAAGAGGTAAAAGACCTATGACTCCTAAAATGATGAAGCTATTGCAATTCATTAAAAATTATACTAAAAAATACAAATATAGTCCAACTTTTTCAGAAATGGCGAAAGAGATGGGTTATAAAAGTAAAAACTCAGTTAGTGCTTTAGTGTTAAAACTAGAACAAAGAAATGAATTAAAAAGAGATTACGCAGGATATAGCAGAAACATAATATTAAATGGTTAAAGTAATCAAAAAATCAAACTTAGAACTAACTGTAGATTTTGAAGAAATTTTTGATGGTGCTACTGTAGAGGAAGCTACGACAAAAGCATACAATCAAAAAATGCCTAGTGAGTTTGCCAAAGCAAATATCACCGATAACAAACTTATTAGTGCAAATATTAAAATTATTGGTGAGGAGAATAATGACTCTTAAAAAAAGTAATAGTCTAACTAGACGATACGCAAAACTAGATCAACTCCATGCAGAAATTATGAAACCTGCAAAAGGAACTAAAACTAGACAATGTGTTCATTCTAGTGTTGCTTTTAAAAAGTATATAAAGACTTATAGACAGATATGCTTAGTCGAAAACGCTGACGCTAAGTTTATGTATGCTTAATTAAGTAAGCAACTGTCTAAAATTGTCAAAATACTTAGGGGCTTTTATTCTCTAAATTAAAGGAAGGAAATACAATGAAACTATCAAATAAAGCTAAGAAAAACTTTGAGGAAGATAATCAATTCTATATTGATTTAGGTAAAAGATTAAGACAAGCAAGAAGAACTAAAGTTAATGAGTTTACTGGTAAAGAAACTATTGTTCCATTAACTAAAGTTGCAAAGGCACTTAAAAATACATATCAACAAATAGGAAAATATGAAAAAGGAGAGAACAGAATTCCTTTGGTCAACCTTGTCAAGATTAGTAAATTTTTAAAAAAACCATTAAGTTATTTCTTAGACGACTACAAAGAATTAGATGTAGTGTCAGAAGAATTTAATATCGCTTTTGAAAATGAAAAAAACAAAATCTTTGAGGCTAAGCAAAAAGAGGAAAGTCAATAATGTTTGTTCCGGTAGAGGAGAAACTTAAAAAATTTGTTCCAGAATTAAAAGACGAAGATGAGTTTAATCATTACAAAAGTATCATAAGAGATATGATTGCTAATGGTCATGCAGCTCACCAATCTATTCCTGGTTATGAAACTTGTAAACCTGAGATAGAGGCTTTTAGATGGTTTGATGGAATAAATATTCCTGTTCATGGTTACTGCGATCTTAAAGGAGATAAACTTATTATTGAGGATAAGTGTAAATTTCCTAGAAAAGGTATTGTCAAAAAAGATGGTACTAGGTCTTGGCTAACTAAGAAGCTACCGGAAACAAGTCCAGAGCCTTTTCATTTACTGCAAATAGATTTTTATTATTCGGTATTCAAAGTGCCAGTTTATCTTTGTTATATTAATGAAAAATCTTACAAAGTATTTCATGCAGGTAATTGTGAAGAACTTAAACCAGAAAATATTGAAAAAAGAATACCTAAGATAATTCAAAGATGTAAGATAAGACAGAACCTAGTAAGTCTTAGCAACGATCCTAAAGTAGTAAAAGATTACATTCAACCACAATTCGATCATTACTTTTGGAAAAGCGAAGATGAAAATTATCTTAAAGATGCTATGAATTTTTGGGAAAATTAATTACCAATCAAAATTAGTTTTAGGCTTATGGTCATTCTCTTTGACACATTTATAGTGAGCATTTTGATATTGATACTTACCTCTTACTATTTTTCCAATTGGAATGAATGAATCTTCTGAGGTCATTTCTGACTTACAATATTTACATTTACCAACAAAAACTATCTTTTCTTTACGAACCCAAGTCTTAGGTTTTGGCATAGTTAGGTTTCTTACCTTTTCTTGATTTTCTTTCAGCTTTCTTTTTTCTTGAAACTGCTGCTGCTCTTTGACTAGCAGTCATGGATCTAGCTTTTGATAATGGAACACACTTAGGATAGTTCTTTCTTTTCTCACCCTTTGAACGACCACAAGGAGGAAAACCACCGCCTTTTTTACGATTGGCTATGTCCACCCATTTCTCAGATGTCCACTTTCTTAAACTCATTTTTTCTTTTTCTTCTTAGGTTTTATTCTGCCAGAGCAAACTCCTGCTGCATACATATTAGCATAAGCACTAGGATATACTTTAAACTTTCTCTTAGCAGCTCTCTTACCTTTTGCACACAATTTAGCCATAATGTCTTTTTTGTACTGCAAACTTAGCTGTTTTAACAGCTCCTTTATGTGGTTTGTAAGTACCCTTCATAAGTTTATAAGAGTTACCTTTTTTCATCCAATGATAACCTTTAGGTGGTTTAATTGATTTCATCATTTCTTTTTCTTCTTCTTTTTTTTCTTCATAGCTTTAAAGTCAGCACCAGTAATCTTATCTCTTGGTGGTGCAACTCTTGCTAATTTTTTTTGTTTCTTACTGTATTTACTAAATGGCATAATTTTTTAACCCTCCAACATTCCCAGCTGACTAGCAGCTACTCCTAATTATTAATACTTTTTCTTTTTATTTTTCTTCTTACTTTTTTTCTTTTTATCTTTTTTCTTCTTCATATACATAGTTCATCTCCTGTTGTTACCATTTTTTGCAAGACCAATATCTTGCAGAAAATACATCTTTAGCTGTAGCACATTTATGTCTAGCTCTAAAACTTTTTCTTCTTGCAGGGATATTTTTTTTAATAGTCATATTTGCATCCCCAAATCTTATAATCTTTTCTTTACCACCTTTACAAGCCTTGACTACAAACTTTTTACCACCTGATATTTGTCTTTTAGGTGAGTTGCATTTCATTTTAGACTTATCTATTGCCATGTTTTATAGCCTTCTTTATCTTTTGTTAGTGCTTGTCCTCTTGGATTTGGCGACCAAGATACATGAATCCAACCTGAATTTATATCAGATTCATCATAGTATTCAAGAATCGCTTGATCTATTGGAAGGTTTTCTATGATGTGTTTAAATACTTTTTTATTATCTACACCTGGAATTTCAAAGTCTGCGGCAGCTCCATTGTTTGCACAATGTTGTGAGGTAGATTTTGATCCCAAAATTTCGCATAAAGCAGGTGACCTAAATCCTGAAGTAATTTTAATTGGTAATTCAAAGTCTTCTCTTAATGGCTGAAGAATGGTCTGGCAAAGATGTTTAATGTTTTCTATTTGCTCTGCATTAGGTTCATTATCTATATTATTTTTTAAAGCTGTTTGAGATTGTGTCATCTCTTTTAAGCTAAAGTTCTCAGTCAATTTCATTTTCATTTACTCCTTTAAAATATTTATAATCAAATTCTACTACTCTGCAATCATGTTTTTTACGCATAGACTTTTGTTTGTCTTTAAACTCAATTGCTTTTTTTTCTGTTTCAAATATTAAATTTGTGAATACTTGATATACATTATCTCTTTTCCAAATAACACACCACATCAAGTTTTCTGCATTTCTTTACAAACAAAACTAACATATAATTTTTCTTGGTTTACTCTTTGTTTGCCAAAAGCCACTAATGTTTCACCACTAACTTTATAGCCATCATAAGCACAATCATAATGGGATTCATAAAGTTGCTCTATACTTACTGGTTGCATACAAGAATTATTAAGTGATGAACACAAGGTAAGTATCAGAATAAATTTCATTATGGGTGTTCTAACATCATTTTATTTGTTTCTTTTAAGTCTTTAATTTTTTTATTTGCTTCTTCTAAGTCCTGACTAAGATGTTCTAGTTTTTGTAAACATCTTTTGTTAGCACTATCTTTAGATTTACCAGCATCCTGTAACTCAGCGATCTCTTGCTTGAGTATTCGGATCTGTTCTTTATATTCGTTTAACAGTTCTAAATTGTCAGACATTATTTCTTTTTAAATAAATCCATACCTGGCTTTAAGCCATAAATTGATCCAAAAATTCCTAGCACTAGCCATTTATAGAACTCTGGAAAGTTATTAAAATATTCAAAAAATAAATCTAATTTTTCTTTTGCTTGTGGATCTCCACTAAATACTGACCAACTTAAAACAACAATTGGCAAAACTACAATTATCAAAACCAGCTCATCTTTCCATCCTTGATTCTGATTATTCATTACAGCTTTTTTAAATTCTATTTGTCCATCAGCCATCTTTTGTGCATGGTTCATTTCTGCAACAGATTCTAACTCTTTTGCTTTTCTTCTATTAGCTGCAATAGACATACCAGTCTTAATCATTCCAGGAACTAATTTAGCTGCTATATTTAACCACATAATTATTTAGATTCTATAATTTTTTTAATGGTTTTACTACCATCAATATTTGTTTCTAATTCTGCTTGTACTTCACCACACATAAATTGCTTATTATCCATGTTCATATTTCTACTAGCTTCTCTTTTCATCTTTAAACAAGTTGATAAACTATCTTGTATTCTATGCTCAACCAATTCTCCATTTATGAATAAACATAATACAAATACTAAACCTATCATTAATGATCTCCATTTAATTTACCAATATTAGCTCTAACGCTATCTTTTAATTTTTCTGTATCAATTCTAAGTCTTTCAACATCTTGTTGTAGTCTATTAATATTAACCTTATTATTCATCATGTCATCAA